TTTGTACTCCTGTAACTAGCAGTATATGGTAATGTTAATATATCATGAAATCTATAATTAGGTGTAGATATAACTGCTAAACCTTGTTTATTAAATACATTTCCAATATTATCTGTCTGTAACATAGATCCTGTTTCGCTTCTATTTCCTAAATAACCAACTTCTGTTGATGTTAATGATTTATTATATATACGTATTTCATCTAATCTTCCAGATAAATAATTTGAATCTTTATATCCTCCAATATGAATTGCAGAATCATTATGATATGGAGCAGATTGTGAAAATGGTGATGTTACATCTTGTAAAGCAGCATTAATTTTTGAAGATTCTAATGTTCCATTGACATATAATTCCAATGTTTTTGCTGATTTTTGACAAACAACATGAGTCCAATCCGTTATAGCAGAAGTTGATACTACTTGTGTTTTTAAATTTGTAGAACCAGCAACCGAAAAAATAATTTGATTACTCCCAGATAATTCTATTTTAAATGGATATTGTACATCTAATGAACTACTTGCTTTTGCAATAATTAAATCATTTTCTGTTGTATTATTAGAAGCAGAAATAAATAAAGAAATAGAATAATTATTATATCGATCATAATATCCATTTATATTAGTTTCAATATATCCATTATTATTAAAATTAGCAGCTAATCCAATATTTTTTTGATATCCATCAGTAGCAGTTATGCCGTTTGTAAATGTAACATTTTTATATGTATATGGTATTCTAGATTTATCAAAAAATTCATTAAATCCTTCATAAAATGCCAACTTATTAATAATAGATTCTGTAGGAAAAGTTGAATCTAATAAATTTCCATATCGATCACTATGTACCAACCTAGTATCACTTCCATATAGTGAAGCCCCATATATAGCTGTACCATAAACTGTAGCATCAGATGCAGTTATAATAAATGAACTATGTTTTATACCTTCTCCAATTTTTAATTGTGGTATTGAAAATATTGAAGCTGTTTGAAATAAATGTTTTTTAGTAAAATTTAAATTATTTGGTCCAAATGTATTATATGGTTCTGTTTTTCTTTTATAGAATAAATGGTCTATAGAAAAATATGTTACTGATTGTAAACTATTATCTATATTTTTTGCATCATTTATTGTTAATTCTGATCCTATTGCTGGAAGATTATTTGTTTTTGTATAAACACCTTGCAGTGGTAACATACTTGACGTAACACTACCAGATAAAATAGTAAATTGTTTAAATGATTGAAATGGGTGAACATTAACATCAGCCGAATCTATTTTTTTAAAAACAGAAACAGTTGGTCCGCGGTTATTATCATCGGTATGTTGTATTCTTGATTCTGGCATAATAATAGAAACTTATTTGTATCTATTATAAATATCAATCAAACTAAATACGCTAGTAATCTAATTTAACACGTATTAACGCTTCTCTAGAGAATGATTTTAATAATGGTTTACTTAATTTAGCAACTGCTAATAATTCTCTACTGTTATTATATAACCCAACAGATGTTATATAAACCTTTGGATCTGTTTGAAAATTAGGCTGAACTAATTCGCCTTGACTTCCGGTAACATAAGAAGGATTATTAGAGAAATTATATTCTGCATTTTTTATTCTAACAAAATAATGTGTGCTTGTTATTTGTTCGGAATTTCTAGCTTGAAATCCATATGGGTCGCTAGTTGCAGCATTTGTTATAGCTGCAGATCCTGATATTGAGTGATATAATCTAAAATGATTATTTCCTTCTGAACTAGATCCACTATTAGTTTGGAAATTTAAATCTGCATCTAATTTTTTACCATCTAATATTAGTACCCCATGATCTGGATATGCTAATCCATAATATACTGGTGCTGAGGTATTATAAACTCCAGCATTAATTGAACCAGATACTATATTATAACGTTTACCAGAATCGCCTACTGTAGCTGCAGCTAAAGAAGAATCATCAATTAAACTACGAACAATTGAACTACTACAAGCCATGTTACTACCTGTTGCGTTAATATCCAATGATGCTGACATATATCTTAAAGGTAATTCAAAATTTCCTGCGTCTAATCGTTCTCTTAATCTATTACGTTTAAAATTTATAACATATATATGATTTGTGTCTCCATCTCCTGTAGTAAATCTTGCGTCATTTGGATTCAATAATAATTGTCGATATTGTCCATATATAGCTTTAGATGGAGAATCATTAAGTTGACCTTGCGAATCAGAACCACTACCAGCTGCATGGCCATATGCTATAGAAAATTGACATTCACTACCTTCTGTTCCAGGAGCAGATTGATGAACGTCTACATAATATTTACGTTGACTTGTAGTTTGAGTAGAACTAGTAAAAAAAGAAGTTAAACTTGCAACATTATCACTCCACAACCCAGCAGTTACAGTTTCTTTTTGTTTATTAATTACATCTCCAGATGCAAATATACTAAATGTTTTTCCATTAATACTTTGATTAGCTGATGCATCTCTTTCAGCAATTATTTCATTTGCTAAAACTTGTGCTAATTGTTGTACTTGTGCATTAATTGTATTTGACACTGCTGGTGCAACTGTGGCACCTGCAGCAGTTGGACTTGCACTTGCTGGACTAGTTGGTGGTATTCCTTGTCCTCTAGAATCTACAGGAACTCCATGTCTAGGTAATTTTCTTAATTGTTCTATCATTTTAAAATTCATTTTTTAACCTTTTATGTATTACTAACATTGGTTGCTTTTTTAACAGTTAATTGTATTGTAGTTTGGCCTCCAGTTTCATTTCCAATAATAGTAATAGTAGCAGTTTTATCTGCAACTAACAATGTTTTTGCTGTAAGCCTGAATCCAAATCCCGAAACTGCAAAGCTTTGTGCGTCTTCATTATCTCCAATAAATCTAGGTATAGAAGGCAACACCGAATTTTGTAACTGAGATGTTACTGTTAACGTTGCAATAGATGAATCAGATAATATTGCTGTATATCCTAATGTACTATTTCCTGCACTTATATTAGTGTTAGGAGTAACATCAGCAACAGTACCTGGGCCTTGTAAAATAATACTAGTATTACCTACAGATACAACTGGAATATTTGTTGTTCCTTTTGGCAACGTTAATAATTTATATCGCAATGCTTGAGTTTCATCAGGTATAGCTTCTGTAATTGGCATATTTTCTATAATAGTACCATAATAATTTGTTCCTAATGGATGCTCTGGATTCCATAAGCTGTAATCAACTTCGTCATCTCCTAATGCAAATTGTGTAATATTAAATGCATTTCCACCTTGTGCTAATAATTCTCGTCCTTTTAATGTTAAAATAGCATCGACTGTAACCGAACTATTATTTAAGTATCCCATAATTTATTCCTATTTTTAATAAATATGTTTCATTTATATTTTTTATCGTAAAATGAAACTTCCACCTTGTCCTAGATTTTGATATATTAATTGATTCGGATTAGCAGTATTAAATTCTACTACAGGTCCTCCGTCAATTGTATCAACTGAATTAATATTAAAATCAGGCGATGTCATTTTTGTTCCTGTAAATTTTTGATTATTAATACCAGTTGGTAAATAATCTGAAACACCTGCTGCTTGATAACTAGTGCTATTATTAATTATAATTTTATTTTGTTTAGTTATTGATAATATACTTCCAGAAAAATTTGGTAATACTGCTTCTGACATCCAATGCGGAGTTGATGCACTTATAAATTTACTTCCGGAATATACAACATAGTCTCTAGAATATAAAGTTCTATTATATCGCTTTGTAACAGATGATGTTAAATACATTTGTAATTGATCATCATCTGATGCAGTTATATTTAATATTTTACCTGAAATAGACCCAGTATATAATAAATAATCACCAGATGTAGTAGGCGGAGTATCCGCAATAGTTACATTATATGTATCATTAAATCTATTAACTTTTGGTAATATAGTATCTTTATTACGTTCAAATATATTAGGCTGAACAACTATTCCAGTAATTGCATCAGTACGTGCTGGTAATAATTGTTCTAATTGTTTAAAAAATGATAAATCAAATAATGTAAATATTTTAATATATGCATTAATATCATTTTTTTGTTCGTATTTTTTCCAATATGATTGTGCAGCTCGTATTAAATTTGGATATGATTTATCTTCAGTATCTCCTGGATCACCTATGTATTGATCTAATTCAGTAAAACCAAATTGTGCAATGATATCTTCATTTACCATTGTTTGTGGCGAAAAATAAATTCCTAATTTTTTACTATCTAAAGGAGCTTTATCAAATTGACTTCGTTCTGCCCTTGTTGTTAAATCTAAATTACCAACAAGTTTATTAGATTCTAAACGTATCTTATTATCATCAAAAGTACCAGCTGCTAAAGATATTCCATCAAAATAATAAGTTTCTTCAATAGAGTCATATGGAGTATTATTAGTCCAACTTGAAAATGATGAAGAAATTATAGATATTGTAGGCTGTACTCCTGATAAACTACTTGTTAAAGCATGATTAATTTTTTGTGTTAATGGTAATCTATAAACTAATTCATCATATGCATCAATATTTCCATCATATGCTGATGGAGCTTTTACATGATTTTCAAATGGTTGATTTCCTAATGAAACAGACCACAATCTAAGTTCCTGTAATTGACCTTGTAATCTACTACCGCCACTAGTACCTCCTATAATAATAGATCCAGTTGGAGGAATAGTTGCAACTGCAGATGAACTAACAGTAGCTATTATTTTTCCATATTTAGATTTTTTTGTAATTAATTGTAATTCGGAACCATTTGTTTTTAATAATGCTGTTAAATAATTTCCATCAAATAATTCTATATCTTCTGATCCAGTACCGTTAATTTGCATTTTACCTAAAGTACCACGCGTAAAATCTAACGTAACATTATTATCCCCAATTGAAAATAAATTCATAGTACTAGGAATCGATGGATTTGTAACAACATTATCTGTTCGAAATCGAAGTTCTATAGAATTTAATGATTGTGAATAATCCGTAATTACCGTACCAGCTGTATTTGTAATTAAATCTAAAGCATAATCAAAATTTAATTTTTCATATACGGGAGCTCGATCTAATCTAGGACCGCCATATTCTTTAATTGTTATTAATGATTGAGGAATACCATAACATGATAATAATGCTTGTATACTTCGTTTTGTTCCTTTAGACTTTAATAATAAAGGTAAGTTATTTATAATTCTTCGCCATATAGAATATGTAATATCTCGACCAGATACAGCAGGATCTCCTATAGTATTAGATCCAGTAATTGGAATACCAGATTCATTAGTTCCTAATAAATATTGCCATAAATCTTGATCTTGCTGACCGTCTGTTAAATTCCATCCAAATTGTTTTGCAACAGAATATAATAATTCATTTGGCATTCCTAATTTAGGATTTTCTTCTCTTTTATTTATTTTAGTCATATGATTAATATACGTATAAAGTATATCATAATGATGACCTAACATGTTAACAAATGTATCTAATGGTGCATTTTCGCTACTTATTCTTATATATTCTGGAATTGCAAATCTTAAAGCATTTTTATTTAATGTGTCATATAATGACGCAGATTCATATAATGAATTATACCAATTTGTAAATTGACTACTTGTTATGGGATATAAATTATATGGTAATGTTGAATTAGATTTAGGAGCAGGTGTTATATAACTACCTGTTACTTCAGCAACCGTTGGAAATTCTATAGGAACATTATGAGTATATAATCTAGATTCTGAAGTATAATATAAATAGTTTTCAAAATCATCAAATCCACTAATTAAATTAGTTTTTAAATTTAAAAAATCATTTGAATTTGTAGTAGCCACACTTCCAGATAATCCAGATACATATGAACTTTGTGAAACATAATGTTCAATTAAATTTAATTTATACTTAAAATTTTCTAATCGTTCTGTAGCTGAACTATAAAAAACAAAATTGTTAAAATCTCGATAATTTATATTTAATTTTATTCCAGATAAACTTCCGGAGAAAAATGAATCTATAATTTGTTGCGATGTTTGTACAGACGAACCTAATAAATCTGTCCAACTTTTTAAACCAGTCTCAGTTGACGTATCATATGAATAATTTGCATGCCAATTTGGAGCTGATAATCTATTAACAACAGCTATAGATTGTTCTGTAATTGTAGAAACTGTATCTAAATAAGATGATTTTAATTCTTCTACAATCCATGTTTTAAAATTTACATTTATTTCATCTGATAATGGTTCGTATAATTTAACGTATAAATATTCACCAATAACAACGCTATTAACAAATAATGCACATTCATTTTTACTAAAATTTAATAATCTAGATTTAAAATATTGTTCAGATGTCTGTAAACCTAAATTAATATAATTAGTTATTTGTTCTAAAAATTCAACGTCATTTGGATTGATTGCTCGTAATTTTATCTCAGTTCTATCTGGAGATATTTCTTCAATACGTAAATGTTGTTTGTCATAATTACCTATTAAATTTTTAAAAAAATTAACAACGACATTAAATGTACCAGTAGTAATATTAAAATTATTTAATTCTTCAGTTAAATTTAATAAAATTTGACCACCTGGAAATGATATGGGTTGTTTAGTATCAGGATTAATATGACTAATTTGTCTATTTAAAATATTAATTTTATGATTACCTGTTATCCAAGTTTGATCAGCATATAAATGAAATTCAACTGTAGAATTTATATCTTTATTTAAAATATTAGAATTATAATATATAGAATTATTAGAATCAATTGAAAAAAACTGCGAATCTGACTTTGATATTCGTTCTGCAGAAACTGAATCTTTAGAATTATTAAAAGTTTCGATATTTTTATATTGATGTAAACTCATTATATTTCTCTATTCCATTCATCAACATTTTTAGACGCATCTGTTATAGACCAATAAGTTTGATCGGCATTAATTGTACTATATTTAAATTCATCTTCAGGTTGTCCTCTTCCAGCCAGGCCAAATAAAGCAAAACTATCACCAACATCAAATTCTGAATTTGCAATAACTACTTCTTTAGTTGCGTCTTGTACTTGATATCGTAAAATTTTCCCTCCTCCTGCATATGGGGTTTCAAAATTAAAATATTCTTTATAAGTTACGTCAATAAATTTTTCATCAGGATTAACTCTAGTAATATAAAACAACGTTGTATTATAATCATCACTATCACTATCATATCTAAAATTAATTTTAACTCTGAATCTTAAATCTACTCCAGAATCTTTAATTTGTTTAGTTATATAATAACGGTTTGGTCTTTTTTGTGAAGCTCCTTC